TGACGTTCGACGATGGCTTCAAGGATTTCCTTGGTGTTCATCGGATGATCGGGTCCGGCAGTCTTGAGGACGATGACAGCCGCATCGAGCAGGGACAGACGTTTGACAGGCTTATCGGACTCGTGCGCGGGATTGATGGCGTACTCGTCTTCCTCGTCTTCGCCAGAGGGCGTGAACTCTGCCGTTTCATCTTCGGGAACGACTTCGACGGTGGCGGGCTCGCCGATGGCGGCGTCTTCGCCATCCGCATCTGATTCGGGCTCTTTCTGTTCGCCCTCGGACTGACCTTCGGCATCGTCTTCGCTGGATTCGGTCTCGACATCCTGCATGTCGGCAGGATGTTCGGCCTGTTCGACAGCCTCGGTTTTTTCGGTTGCGGTTTCGGCGGCCGCGTTTTTTGGAGCCTGTTCGCCATCAAGTTCGACCCGGCTGGACGGCACGTTGAACTCCTTATTCTTGCTGACGCTGCACACTCGCAGGCTGTCCTCATGGACTTCGAGGACCTTCGCGAGGATGGTGTTGCGGCCGACCTTGACGCGGATGATGCTGCCGATTCTGATTTCGCTGATGTTGCTCATGTTTGAACTCCTTTGTTGTGGTTGGTGAGCTTATTCGAGCGGACGACATTACTTAAGCGCATGTTTCGGCTTTATCCAGTCGGAACTGAACTAAAACCCAGATAAAATCGAATTAAAAACCATATGTTCCGACCGGAGCATGCTTTTGTGTTTATTCCAGTCGGGATTCCAACAAAAGGAGAACTTTCTTTATGGAAAACCATCGCTCTATACTTGCCTTGAAGCCGGAAGATCTCGTGGATGTCCTGATCAAGTCCGGCTTTCGGGATATGACGCTGGAACTGCTCCAGAGCGACTTTGATGCTGGAGCTCCGCACAATTCGGATGGCACAGTCAATTTCTTTCACTACATCGCATGGATTATTAAGGAGGTAAACACCAATGCCAATGAATCCGACCAAGCTTAAGCCGATTGAAATCGTGCATATCGTCAATACGACGCCTCTCATGGCCGTGCTGAACGACCGCCAGCTCAGACGGCATCGTGACCGTGCCGGGTTCCGCATCAGTGATGATGGCGGGCAGACGGTGAACCTGTTCAAGTATGCCGCTTGGCTTCGTTCCGAACTTATGCTTCGGCAGAGCATCTCGCCGCAGACCTACGAAGAGAAACGGAACGCGGCACGGGCGAGGAACCTCGCGCTTGCTACGGCTGGACGTGACATCGGTGAACTGCCGGATGTCGTGGATGTGGAGCGAAAGAAGAAATGCGAAAAAGATTTTCGGTTGTTCTGCGAAACATATTTCCCGGAAACCTTCACGCTCACATGGTCGCCCGACCACCTCAAGGCAATCAATAGAATCGAAACGGCTGTTCTTCGCGGCGGTCTGTTCGCTCTGGCTATGCCGCGAGGCTCCGGGAAGAGCTCGTTGACTGAGGTTGCCGCCATCTGGTCGATGCTTTACGGTCACCGGGAGTTCATCGTGCTCATCGGTGCAACGGAATCGGCTGCACTGGAATTGCTCGACTCCCTCATGACTGAGCTTGAGGTGAACGAACATCTTGCCGCCGACTTCCCGGAGGTGTGTTTTCCGATCCAGCAGCTCGACGGCATCGCAAACAGATGTGCCGGTCAACTGTACCACGGCGAACGTACACGCATTACGTGGACGAGCAACGAAATCGTGCTCCCGACGATCAGAGGAAGCAAGGCAAGCGGCATCGTCGTTCGCGTGGCTGGAATCACAGGCCGAATCCGCGGTATGAAGTACAAGCGACCTGACGGACGCAGTGTTCGACCGAGCCTCGTTATCATCGATGACCCGCAGACCTCGGAGTCGGCCGGTTCTCTGGAACAGACGCGGAAACGTGTCCGTGTGCTTGCCGGGGATATTCTCGGTCTTGCAGGACCTGGTCAGAAGATTTCGGGCATCATGCCGTGTACGATTATCAGACCCGGTGACATGGCCGACATCATCCTCAATCGCCAGACACATCCGGACTGGAACGGAGAGCGCACGAAGATGATCTACGCCTTCCCGAAGAACACAAAGCTGTGGGAAGAGTACGCCGAGATTCGAGCAGAGGCATTGCGGACAGATGGCAACTTCCAGAAGGCAACTGACTTCTATGCGGAACACCGCGAGGAGATGGACGAGGGGGCGCAGGTTTCATGGGAAGCACGATTCAACCATGACGAGATCAGCGCACTTCAACATGCCATGAACTTGAAGATGCAGGATGAAATTGCATTCGCGGCCGAATATCAGAATGACCCGCTCCCCGAAGACACGGGCGGCGAGGAGATTCTTTCCATTGACGCGATTTGCTCGAAAATCAGCGGCCTTCCGCATAACCGTGTTCCTCTTGCCTGCGACCACGTCACGCTCTTCATCGACGTACAGAAGGCATTACTGTTTTATGTGGTAACGGCGTGGGCAGATGACTTCACCGGAAGCGTCATTGATTACGGGGCTTGGCCTGACCAGCACAGACGCGAATTCTCGCTTGCCGATGCCAACCCGACCATCCAAAGCGAGTTCCCGCGAGCAGGGCTTGAGGGCGGTCTGTACGCCGCATTGACTGCCCTGACGGACGACTTGCTCGGACGCGAGTGGGAGCGCGAGGACGGAGCTATGATGAAGGTCGAACGAGCCATGATCGACGCCAATTGGGGACAAAGTACGGATTTGGTCTATCAGTTCTGCCGTGAATCCAAATTCGCTGGAATCGTGCTGCCGAGCCACGGACGCTATGTCGGCGCGAGCTCAAAGCCGATGACAGAATACCGCAAGCAACCGGGCGACAAACTTGGATTCAATTGGATGATGCCGTCTGTAATCAAGAAACGGGCTGTCCGGCATGTGATTTTCGATTCCAACTTTTGGAAATCGTTCGTTCACGCCCGCCTCACGGTTCCCACGGGAGACAAAGGTTCCCTCACGCTCTACGGACGCGTTCCCGGCATCCACCAGCTTCTCGCCGAACACCTGACCGCGGAGTATCGCGTGAAAACGCAGGGACGCGGCCGCACGGTAGACGAATGGAAGCTGAAGCCGGAACACCACGATAACCACTGGCTGGACTGCCTCGCTGGATGCGCGGTGTGCGGGTCTATGCTTGGATGCAGCCTGCCGGAGTTCGGCGTGGTTATGCAGAAGAAGAAAGGCCGCATAAAGCTATCCGAACGCACGGGAACGCATATCACGACGGCGGAACCTCGGCGCAAGCTCAAACTATCTGACATAAGGAAGGCATAATGGAAGATTCGACTCTTACACAGCTATGCTGTTTTTTATCGGGCGTTATGCGAAGAATTAATGCTGAATCGCTGGATAAAGATGCGAACATGCGCTTTAAGTACATGTCGCCGGAGCAATGCGCCGAATCCGGGCGCGCTGCAGACCAGACACCGTTATCCCGGCACGGAGAAATGGAGAACCTATGCATAACGAAGACACTATCACCCTCGATCAGCTCACCCGCTTCGCGGTCGCAGTCGTGAAGAGGAGTATCGATGAACGGAACAAGGCGAAAGGAAAGAAAAATGCAGAGCGTAATCAGACAGAGGATTGAGGCCGTCAAGCATAAAAGCATGACCGAACTCAAGGAACAGTTCCGCGACCTTTTCGGCTTCGATAGCGGAGACACCAATTACAACAATCTGCGCTCGCGAATCGTTTGTCGCCTGCAGGAATTGTACTATGGCGGTCTCTGCGAAGCCGACATCGTCTTTCTGAATGCCGTCGCCGACAAGGACCCGCTTGCCAACCTCAAACGGCCCAGACGCTCACCCACGGTCACCGGAACGAAGCTGTTCCGCGTATGGAAGGGGAAGGAGTATGAGGTCACCGTGATGTCGCACGGAAAGTATCAGCTCAACGGGAAAAAATACAAATCTCTGTCGGCGGTCGCGCGAGCTATCACCGGCACACAGTGGAACGGCAAAAAATTCTTCGGAGTGAAAAACTGATGGAAGAGACAAGATGTGCAATCTACTGCCGCAAGTCGGTGGAGAAGGGACTCGACATGGAGTTCAACACGCTCGACGCTCAGCGAGATGCGGGAGAAGCCTATGTCGCCAGTCAGAAGGCGAACGGCTGGGTGTGCCTGCCGGAGCATTACGATGACGGCGGCTTCGGCGGCGGTACGCTGAACAGACCCGGCCTGCAGAGGCTGTTGAAAGACTGCGAAGACGGGAAGATCGACGTCATCGTGGTGTACAAGATCGACCGCCT